TAATGATACAATTGATACAGATAATACAGATAATACAGATAATACAGATAATACAAATAATGTTACTACATCTGTAGTATCAAATCATAATAATAATCATAATCATAATCATAATCAGCATTCACAAAATAATGTAAATAATGTAAATAATGTAAATAATGTAAATAATAATAATAATATAAGTTTTCCATCTGGAAATAAAACATATTTTGATGATTACGCTCCATTTGATAGTAAATTATGGCCTGGTTATAACCAAACAGGTTGGGACCTTGAAAAATTAGATAAATATGATACAGATGAATTTATAGAAGTATTATTACCTAATCAATTTCCTGCCAAAACACAACTTCCAAAAGTGTTATTTTAATTTATTTATTTTTTTAATTTTGATATAATCGCCAATATTAATTTTTTTATTTTTGATTGTATTTCCATTTACTTCTAATACATATTTACATGGTTTTATAGATACAATACTTTTAGTTGAATGTGGTTTTAAATTTTCATTCAATTCTAAAATTTTTCCATCTTCATTAAAATATATAGCATCTAAAGGTATATATGTATTTTTCATCCATAATGAAATTGCTTGTGGTTCATCAAATTCAAATAACATTCCTTGATTAACTTTTAATTTATTTTTTCTATTCATAAGACCTTTTTGTCTTGCCTTATGAGATGAAACAACTTTCGCTTCAAAATTAAATGTATTTTTGAATGATTCTTTATATTTTTTTAATACATCTATTATTTTAGTTAATAATAGTATAATTAAAAATGACACAAAAATATATTTAATCATTATTAATATAATAATATTATAAATCGTTTATTTGGTTAATAAAAAAACCTTAATATTGTTATATTAATAATGATTGAAGATAATTTACATTTAGAAAAATTAGATCTTACACATTTTGATATAAATGATATGAATTTAAATGACAGTTTAGATGACAGTTTTAAAAATATTATATATTCTTATCCTTTTTATTCCAATGATAACTATGAATATGAATTTAGAGTAACATTTGAGAATAATAATTTAATATTAGATGAAATAAAATATGATGATAATAGTGATTTCGATGATTGTGTGAAAATTGTAGCAAATATATTAAATAAACCTATTAAACATGTATTATCACTTATAAATAAAAATATAGACATAAGAGATGAAAAAACTAAACTTACAAATGATATTGTATCTATCATAAATAGTTCAACGCCAAATTTTGATTTAGAATTAGAAAATAATAAAAAGGCGATACTTTTAGATCTTTATAAAGATATAAAGGATATTTTGGTTTAATAATTAAATTAAAATTGATTTAAACTTTAATTGATTTATTATTGATAATAATAATTAATTTTTATGGTTGACTCATGGTCAAATGATTATGATTATGATTATAATAAATGTACATTATGGTCAACAGATTATTTTAGAAAAATTAATAAACTATTAGATTATAATAGATTTAATTTATATTTAGATTACGATACATTTATAAAAAAATATGATGTTGAAGAATTGCTAGCAAATTTTTTAATATCAAATATTAAATATTATAATTATTATTTTAATATTCCTATAGTTGAGACAGAAATATCAATGTTCTCTATTTGTTTAGCAAATATTCCTATTGATGATAATTTTAGTAAAAAATTAGAAATATATCTTCATTATAAATGGAGTTATAGTAATATATTACTTGTATTTTTAAATATAATTGATAATGATAATTTAGATTTATTTAAACTAGTATATGATAAGTATCCTAAAATAATTGAAAATAGTAAAATATCTTACTCAAAAATAAATTATAATATTGTTAATCATAGTTTATTATATTCAAAATCTATTTTTGAATATATTTGTAACGATATTAGTGTATTCAAGTATATAAAACTTCATATAGAATTAAATCTTTATATAAATAATTCATACGATTTTTTGAATATGATATGTGATAATATTATTACATTTAATTATAATAATAAAATACAAAAATGGATTTACAATCAAACAGAAAATGGATATATATATAGTTTAACATCATTTATGAATAGTTGTTTAGAAATAAAACACAATAATAATATTAATTATAAAACTTATAATAAACTAATTGAATTATTTATATTAAAAATTAATGATTTTGAGATAATAAATGAATATTTAGCATTATGTATAAAAAATAAAAATTATTATTTATTAAAAAGTTATTTTAATAAAAGAATACTGATTTTAAAAGATTTAAATTTTAATAGTTTATTACATTTTTTAGTAAATATGTTTGATAATGCAAATAGTTGTAATAATACCATCCAAAATAATATTATAAAAATTTGGAATTTAATATTTCCATATGTTAAAAAATATTCATCGGATTATATAAATCACTATTTTAATGATAATAGTATAAATAATTTAGTGGCATTTAAAAAATCAGTTGTTATTATAAAACAAATTGAACCTTATATAAATGATTGGAATAAATCAGATTATTGTGACTATACACCTATTTTAGATGCTATAAGATATAGTAAATTTGAAACAGTATTTTACATGATCATGAATTATGAGATTGATTTAAATATAGAATCTTTAGATTATAATACTATTTTATCATGTGCTTTAATGAATTCGGATATAAGAGTTATTAATTATATATATAAATATATTTTAGATAATAATATAATTTTAAATGAAGATAATTGTATTACCATTTTACAAGAATATGATCTAAACTCATTTAAAAAATATAAGAAAAAATTTGATATATTTATTAGTTTGTGTGGTAAAAAACATATTAAACCTATATTAGAAAAATTAATATATTACAAACCAGTTGTAAAACATGTAATCAAAAAATATGATTACAAATTAGAATTCAAAAAATTAAATTTAAATAATAAAAAAATATTAAATTGTTCAGATTTAAATAAAGACTATTTAAAGTGTGTAGTAGATAATATAGATTATAATAAATCAAATTATAATGTAATTATCGAATATATTAGTAATATAGGATGTATAGATTTAGTAATAGAAATATTAAAATATATGATTTCAAATACAAAATATAGAAAAATAGATATTTCTAAATGTAATTGTACTAATCTATTTTTAAAAGTATATGATACTATTAAAAAGAAAAATTGTAATAAATGTCATAAAGATCATAAAATACAGTTTATTAAATACATTGATTTTATGAAAAAAAATATAATTAAAAATGAGAATAGTTTAATTAATACTGATTATCATTCCAACTTAAGTAATTATGATGATATTAGTGATATATTATTTAAAAATGGTTTATATTTTACTAAATATTTATATAATTATTACATTGATGATTCAAAGATAAATAATATAAATTCTATGTATTTTATAAAATTAATTAATTTAAAAAGAAAAGAAATATCATATACAAATACAGAATATAGTTTAACATTTTTAAATTGGTCTATAGTTATATGTAAATTAAAAATGTTTATTAGAAAAAGATTTAATAAATGTAAACAATCATTTATACATAAAGTTAAAAATATACATAGTGAAATTAATGTAACAAATATAGTTACTACTAATAAAAATATTCCAGTACATTTAACACCTATAGATTGTTATAAACCATTAAACTTAACCCATAAATATATATCTTTAAAAGTCGATGGCGTTTATAAAAAAAGCATATTTGATGTATATCCAGTATTGAATTTAAATGAAGATTTAGAATATGAATTTGACAAAGATCATAATATATGCTATGTCTTTGAATCATATGAAACAACTTTACATATTAGAAATGAACATCCATATATTAAAAATAAAATATATCCATATTTAAATTTAAATAATTATAAAGATATTTTACTAGAATATAATACATTAGAATCTATTGCTATTGATAATTTTATCAATTCAAATAGATTTAAAAAAAAATGGTGGGCAAAATATGTGTTTAAAATTGAAGAAATGAGTCATTTAGATTATTTAACATTATTATATTATATTTCACAATTAAGTTTAAATTGTATACCTAATGATGGTTGGATATTAAATGGTAATGATTGTATATATAAAATTAAACCTAAAGAATTATTAACTTTAGATCTTTTATGTAAATCTAATAGATTGTATGATAAACAAAATAATGTATATGAATGTATAGAAACAAATAAATTAATTAATAATAAAATTTATAGATGTTATTATAATAATGTATGGCAACCTAAAGAAATAAGATATGATAAATTTGTTCCAAATGATGATAAAATTTGTAAATTTATTGAAAAATCTCATAAGTTACCTTGGAATATTAATGATATAAAATTAATTAATAGTTATTATCAAAAACCATTTAATAATTATAAACAAAAATCAATAAATAATGTTAATAAAAATGTTCTAGATTTAGGGTGTGGTTATTCTAAAAAATATATTGGTATTGATATAGATCCTAAAATATTAAATCATAATACAAGTAACGAAATTTATATTTGTGATTTAACTAAAAATTGGAATATGGAAGAACAAATAGAAGAATTTAATAATGCTTATCATTATTTGCCTAATATAAATGATTTTAATAAAAAATATAATAATTATACCTTTGACTGTATAATAAGTAGTAATAGTATTCATTATTTATTAAATAGTTGCCATGATATTTTATTTAAAAATATAAATAAATACACTCATAAAAATAGTTTATTTAGTATAAAATTTTTAGATAAAGAATTAATAGATTCAATACTAAATGAAAATAGCTATATTAGTAAAGGAAGTAGTTTTGTGAGAAAATATGATAATTCTAAAATAAAAATATATTATGATACAACACATAATGAACCCATTATTGAAGATGTATATAGTAAGAATGATTTAGAAACTATATTTAATAAATATGGTTGGAAATTAAAAAATTATAGTAAATCTGAATTAAATAAGACTATGACTGATTGGGAAAATTATTTTAAATGTTTTTCTAAATTAATATTTATAAAATCTATTTAGATCCAAGTGTATGTCCTTTACCAGTAAAAGGTTTAAATTCATTATTAGGTATATCTTTTTTATTAGTTATTTTTTTATTTAATGAAGTATTAATAGATGATATTATTTTTGGTTTTGGTTTTGGTTTTATAATAGGTTCAATATCAATTTCTAATTCCTCAATTTCATCTATAGAAACATGTTTTTCTGGTTTACACTGTAAAATAGATAATGATAGTGTATTATTACCATAAATTAAATTTATAGTTGTATTTTCTGATATTACTGTGTATAAATTTTTAAGATGTGTTTCTAGATATTTTTTTTTATCTTCTATTTTATAAAATTCTTCACATTGTGATTTTATTTTAATATATGTTGCTTTAGGTATAGGTTTACTAAGTATTTTCAATTCTATTTTTTGATTTTCAACCAAATTCAAATTATAAAATATATGGTTTGGAATATAAATTTCATCTATAAATTCTTTGAATTCTAATACACCTAAATATATATTTTTATATTTAATTGTAATTGGATATACTATATTTTCATATTTAGATAATTCATATAGAAAATATTTAGGACATATTATTTTATTACCATTATTATTATATTTAAATTTGGAACTTTCATCATTATAAAAAGTAAATGGTAATGCTTTTACTTCTATATCAATATCATCATTATTAATAATTAAATTTGAATTAATATTTTGTTGAATATTTTCCATATTATATTATATTACAATTTTAATTCTTAAATTATTTATTTGTGTTTTATAAACTATATAAACTTATAGAATATTAGTTACTAGTATGTTCTCCTTGTAAACCCGACCATTTTTTTTTTTTAAAATTAATATGTCTATGAACGTCAGGTCTATTTTTAGCAAATCTGCGACGGACTTCTTCTTCAATAGCAATGATTTTCTTTTGTTCTTCGGCAACAATTTCACCTGTTCTATCTCTACATTTTTTCTTTATTAGTGCTTTAGTTATATTTGGATCATAACTTGAATTATAAGAACTCTCTTCTATTTTTGAAGAACTATATGGAACATCTTTAATAGTAATACTATTTGTTGTTATACTTAGATATTTATAGTGAAAAGCAAATAAATCCATTCTATAAGTGTCTCCTAAAATATTGTCAGTGCTGTTTGTATTTCCAATTCCTGTAAAATTTAATTGTAGTTTATCATCATCTTTTGAGAAATTAAAAGAACCACTAGGTTGATATTCTTCTGGATGAAGAGCAAATGAATAACAATATATATATTTCCTTTTTTCATTTGTATTACTACCTGGAACATTACTATGATATTTATAGGGTTGAATCGTTCTAAAATGTGTGGCATCTGTCACTTCAAATCTAGATTCATTTGAAATTTTCATTTCTAAAGTTTTAAATGTATCAAAAGTTCCATATCCTAAACTTACATTTTCTGTTTCTAATGAATAGTTAAATATATCATTTGGATTATCATTAGTATCCCCTTCCTTCTTTCCAACTACTTTATTTCTATTAGGTTGTTTATTATTTATTTTGCCATTTTCTTCTGGAATTTTTAATCGGTTTTTGCTTCTTATAACCCATATTAATTCTTTAACTGGATTATTTAAAGTTAATGTTGATGAAGGATCTAAAGATTCATTAATTGTTATAGTCTCTATAAGATATTCATTTGGTAAATTTGTTTTTATTCTATTTTCTTCAGTTGAATCTAAAAATACATATGTAGTATAAAATTTAAAATCTGTTATTTTACAAGTATCATTAAATGATAATACTCCATTTGTTGGCAGCACTTCATTAACAATCACCACTTCATTATCAAGATTTTCTCTATCTGGATATTCACAAATTTTATAATTTAATAAACTTTTTAAACTATTTAACTTTATATTTATTTCAACATCACCTTCAGAAAGTAAAAAAATAGGTAATGCTAAACCTGGATTTCTATTAAAATAAAATTTTAATGGAATATAATATCTTGATTTTAAAATTTGGACGTCAGGATTATTTTCATTATCATTTTTTTTTCCAACTAATTGCCATTCTTTTTTATATGGATCTGTTAATTCATTCCATATATCTAACCATAAACCTGTATGCTTATCAACACTTTGTGTTTTTATTTTTAACTCAATATTATCAATTATAGCATATCCTACAGCATTTACCCAATGACAATATTCTCGCCATCCATTTACAGCACCCTTACCTTGTAACTCATTTTTTGGTTGTTTAAATTGTGCTGATGGACCGTTGGGGACTGAATTTACTAATATACCAGCAGTATTAATTGCTGGAGGTAATGTAAACTCAATATGCATATCATGAATTAAAGTGCCTGTTTTTGGAATTTTGTATGTAAGACTCGACCCAAAATTTAAACTAGTTTCAGTTCCATTATTTGTAATTGATGTTGTTGATATTTTTTTAGATTCTAATCCAAAATTAGTATGTCTTTTGTATACTTTTTTAAAAAATGTAATTTGTGGATTTAAACTAAGTATATCATCACCAGTTCCTTTTTTAGAACCTAAACTTAAACTTCCTCCACCCATATATTTAATAATATATTTAAATATATTTATTTAAATGAATTTTTAAAACTATTTAAAATATATTTATTTTTATAACTTAAATAGTTATTAATAAATAAAATATATGACAAATATATTTGATGAAATAATTGAAATTAATAATAATATGAATTTTAGTCAATTTCCAGGAACTAATAATACTGGTGATGATGATAATAAAAGAGCAAGTATTATACAATTTAAAGGATTTGACTCAAATATTCAAGAAGGAGTTTTGGCAAGTATAACAGCAAGTCATTCTGGTTCTTTAACAGACCATAAAGGTAAAATTAAATTTAATATAAATGATGGAACATCAACTAATAATTTACATAATATTATGACTATAGGACCTGCTGAAATTAAAAATTCTGGAGCTTTACAAGCATCTACAAATTCTCCAGCAACTACAACATTAGCTGCTACTGCTAGTTCTACAGACGATTTTTATAATAATTATAATTTAAAAATAACAAGTGGTAATGGAATAGGTCAATTAAGAAAAATTATTGATTATGTAGGAAGTTCAAAACTAGCAACATTAGAATCAAATTGGACTACAATACCAACCGCAAATGATACTTATGAAATTTTAGCTTCTTCTGTATCAATTATTGGTGATTTAAATGTATCATCCATTATTGCTTCTACAAACACTACAATATCAGATAATATGATAGAATTAAATACTGGTGCTACTTCTAATACACATGATAGTGGAATACTTATAGAAAGAGGATCTACTGGAAATAATGCATTTATGGGTTGGGATGAAAGTGAAGATAGATTCATATTAGGAACAACTACAGCAATTAATACCGATACAGGTGATTTAACTATATCTCCATCACCATTAGAAATATCTAATTTATTTTTAAAAATTGATTCTTCTGCTATTAATTTTGGTGCTGATAGTGATGTATCTTTAACACATGTTCATAATACAGGTGTATTATTAAATTGTAATGCAGGTAATACTAACTTTACTATTAAATCTTCAAATACATTTGATGGTGAAGCTCATTTAACTATGATAAGTGATAATGGGACAGATGTAGGAGATGGGTTCCAAATTAAAACAATTAATGGCCAATTAACAATTGCATCTGATCATAATTCAAGTGGGACTTATGGAGAAACAATATTAACATTAACGGGACATGATACAGATAATAGTAGAGCAGTTACTATAACAGGTAGTTTAGATGTTACAGGTGATACTTCTGTATCAACATTTGATTCTAGTGGTGCCACTTCACTTGCCACAGGTGGTGGTGCTGTTAATATTGCTTCAACGGGTCAAATGACTACAGTTAAAGGAACATTGAATGTAGATGAAGCAGTAACATTGGATTCTACTTTAGATGTTACAGGTGATACTTCTGTATCAACATTAGATTCTATTGGTGCCACTTCACTTGCTACTGGTGGGGGTGCTGTTAATATTGCCTCATCCACACTTATGACTACAGTTAAAGGAACATTAAATGTAGATGAAGCAGTAACATTGGATTCTACTTTAGATGTTACAGGTGATACTT